CAATTTTACATTTAACCAATATTGTATAATATGATTAACATAGATTTTTCATCTATTTGTAAAGAGGACGAGGGCGTGAAGCAACAACTGAGTAAATTGGCCAATATGCAGGTCAAAACTCAAATTGATAGCGCCTTTCGTTACTCCTATCATATAGATGATGGTGACTATCGCCACCTACAGAGCTTATTCAAACCGAAACTTGTGTTTCAGAAGCTTGATGGTAGGTTAAACGATAGTTCACATCCTATATTAGCTATACTTAATGAGTATAGCAATTATGAAGCGAATATCATAGCTTCCCGTTGGGTCGAGAACGGTTTTTCCGTTATGACCATAGGTGACAGTGTCAATAACAAGATTAAAAGCCACCATAATTGTATGTTACTAAATAATTCTCGAGATTTGTTCAGAGTGGCCAATAATTCTAAAGACAATCTCGTATCAAATCATGTTGCTGGCCGCATCTCCTCTACTCCTGTTTGTGGTATCGGCACGACAGAATGTAATTTTAAAGCTGATAAGTGTATCGCTGTTCATTCTTTATATGATTTGTCGTTAGATGAAATCTACGACATATTTCTTATGCACGATATAGACACTTTGGTTTCATTTATGTATTTCCCTATTGGCTTGTTCCATAGAGATTTAAGATCATCTGATTCTGACATATTCCGTATTAGTTACAACAAAAATAATGTTGTATTTACGTTGAATGACTTCTCAACTCCTTACACACATAGTTTTGAGAGGTGGAGGGCGAAAGCCATATATGGGAAAATCGAAGGTAAAGAATTCGATGTAGTCTGTGAGCACTCCCGTACTATAGGACCGCTCCATATTATGAATTATCAGCGTGTTAGAAAAGGTAATTTTGGAGTTCCCGTTACTATACCACTCGGCACACTATTTGATCAATATTACCGTGTTCCTGATTTGGTTGCTGCTGCTAATAGCAACTTCTGTTATAGACAATTTGATGAACGTTGTATCCACCATATCGTTCCTAGACATATCGTAGAATCTATTCTTGGTTATGCCATGAGAGCTAAAGACGAGGGTTACAAATATGTTGAGATTGCTGCCGTTGCCTCTGGTTTAAAACACCAAATAATAATAGGCAATCAAGTATATCGGAAATCTTGGAATATTAACCACAATGATTATAAAAATGTTGTCATCTCGCTATTTATACTAGGGGCGATTGATCGTACAACACGGACTAAAACTATTTCAGCTTGTTTTAATGAACTTAAAATGTTAGCTAGAGATGGCTGGTTTACTACGGCAATTCATGATGCTTTTAAGTGTTTTTATAGACACTTTGGTGATGATTTAGCTAATTTATATTACCCCAAGGATGGCAACAATTTACCTGGTTATAATATAGATAGGTGGAAAGTTTTGTGTTTTGAGGACCAAGTTTATGACCTCACACATAACTATTGTGGTGATAAGTACAGCAAAGCGATGCATTTTATTAAGAATAAAGAAGTTGACGATGCTTATATAGAGGCATTGATTACGGAAGATCCTAAGCCTACTGAACAGCAGATTAAGCAGATTGACGGGAGCGTTGATATATTTTACACACCAAAAACGAGTCCTGTGATTGCGCCTGTTGTTGTACCTCGCGTTTTCGCCAACGGTCATTGTGCTGTCAAGAGTTTTTGGGAAGGATTGCCTAGGGAAGATCGTCCAAGACAATCCCTTCTTTTGAAAGCCCTATGTGATGAATTTTTAAATAGAGGTCATGACCGTTCCATTGTTATAGATTACATTTGCAATGGTAATTGGAAAAACGATCTTAGCGCTTTAGCTATCCCTACCCTTGCTGATATGTACAACAAGTCAGTTAAGGTCGTTGACGAAACCGGCAATGTTGTAATTCATGTTGAAAAACATGATAGTGATGTTATTAATATTTTATATAGCAATTTACACTATAGTAATCTTAAGAGTAGTCGGGGTGGAAAATTAACAAAATTTGATTCTATCATAGATAAAATGCTACCTTATTTAGAGAATTGTGTTTCACTTCATGATGTCTCGGCCGCTCCTGGCTATTTTGTCAACCGCTTCTTAGACAAGTCATTGGAAGCAGATCTACCTATTAAAATTTATGCATCGTGTTATTGCGGAAAAAATGCGACACCTTTCACAGGCAATAAAGATTCTATCGTCATCCAGAAATACACAGACACATACTATAATAATTTTCCAAATAAAAAGTTTGATATTTTAGTTTGTGATGCTGCTAGAGATGTTAATACAGAGGGTTTGACTAAGGACTTCATTAGGTACGCAAAGAAGAGGCTTAATTTTGGTGGTATTGTTCTGGTGAAGACATTCGCCGACCCACATTACGTTTATGATTTTTGTACATATTTTGATAAATATGAGACTTTTAATGGCGTTGGTACTGAGAGGTTTTTCCTTCTCATTGATTTTAAAGACCAGCAAATCCATAGCTTTTATGATATTTATGACAAGAATCACATAAGTTTAACATCACATAATTTGATGGTTGAGGCTGATAAATTAGAGTCATTTCGGAAGGGTTTCTTTTCAGGGATGGACATATACCGCCCGGATTGCCCCATCAAACGTAAGATCGTTCCCGTCAAGGCTTATACTGGGTTCGCTAGCGCCGCTAAGACTACAGGTATCTCAAAAATTTTTAAGAACAATATAGTCTTTATTTCTCCAACAAAGGAATTATCCTTGCGCCATAATAATTTGGGTTTTATATCTTATACTCAACATTCAATATTTAAAGCAAAATTACCTGAAGATGCAACTATTGTCTTAGATGAATTATCACAGTTCTGCGTCGAATATGTTGTGTTACTGGCGAATGTGCATAGCAATGAGATAGTTTTATGCGGTGATGTTTACCAGACCCAATTCACAAATTATTTCGACATGACCAATTATACTAGCTTTATGGATGTTGGTATTGATAATAATATAATTGATGTTTATAAAATTCCACAGGATATTACAGAGTCGCTAAATAGTCGATTTGGTTGGCACATTCGTACCAAATCTGACGTTGTTAAGTCAATATACAGGTTATCAACAAATATTCCCTTAGAGAAAGTCGGTAAGCAGGTCATTTGCTACAATAATAATACTGCAAAAGAATTGGCGTCCCGCGGCATTAAATGTTCTACTATAACTACATACACAGGTAGTCGCTGCGATGATGTGGTTCTGTATATTGACTCAGCTGCTATTGTTTCAAAATTTATTAATAATACTACTTCTTCTTACACAGCTGTCACTCGAGCTACTAACAGGCTATTCTTGTACGGTGCTTGTGACGGAGTTGAGAAATTTTATAATTTCGATACCACTATGATCAATACTTATGAAGAGTTTTCCCAGTTATATAGTCACAGTGAAATATTTGCCGAAGAAGTTGTTGATATACCTCTCGTCGCACAAGAAGATCACGTTGTTAGCGATTATTCCAGCAAAGAGTTAGCGGAGGAAATTATAACGAATTGTTATCAACCTTCTGGTGATATTTCTAGCTTTAGCCATATTTTACCGTCGAGTATAAGTTCAGTTGAGGATGGTCTGCTTAAGACTAACGAAGATGCTATCACACCTGATGTCAAAGAGACTGAGGTTTTCCGTGTATCCAGCGTTGAAGCCGTTATTAATCAGGTTTCTGACAGTAGTTTGGCCACCATTCGTACTTTGGTCAAACGATACGCTAGAGGTTATAGTAACCACTCTAAGGTTGATAGGGAGTTTTGTTTCAGCTCTTTGGTCAATGGACTACATAAGGCTATCTACGGATCTTCATTTACTACCTTAGTCCATGATATGAGTCCATCCCGTGAACATCTACTGAAGAATGCTTTTGCTTATTATGAATCACTATCGAACAAACTTGGTGACCAGTGCATGACAAGTGAAGAGATCAACAGTCTATTTGATTTGGAGAAAGATGGGCGTCTTTCTTTCTTTAACAAGAAACAAACTAAATGGTCTCCAAAGAATAATTTTGAGAATTCTGATAAGGTTGGTCAAGGTGTTGCAGCATTTTCAAAGAAGGTTAACATTGTTTTTGCTGCTTACGCTCGCACTATGTTGGATTTAGTTAAGAAAGCTTTGGTTAAGAATAACAGGAAGATACTATTAGCCACACATGATTCGGAGGCTGGTTGCAATGACTCCTATTTGAGTTTAATTTCAGGTACCAAATATCATAATTATACTTGCAATGATTTCAGCGAATGGGATTCTAGTTTTAGAAAGCCCTTTATATCTCTCACATCATGGCTTCTGTCTTTGATGGGGATGCCACAGCATGTGATTAAATGGTTTCAGATGAATAGGGAGAATTGGGAGATGATATATAGAAACGCTTTTGGTTCCACCACTTTGAAAGGTCATGAAAAACAGTTTAGTGGTAACCCCTTCACCATTTGCGAGAATACTATCGGTAACATGGCGCTTTGTTTTGCCCTTTTTGATTACCGCGATTTCCAATACGGTTTATTCAAAGGAGATGATAGTGCTGTATGTTGTAGGACTTGCATTTTAAAACCCGAAGCTAGAAAGATACTCAATTACACAACCCATGGATTAAAGCTGCACAATTCACCGATTGGTGAATTTGCCGGATGGTTTCTAACTAATAGCGGTTTGTTTCCGGATGTTTTAAGGTATGCAGCTAAATTTTTGAGTAAAAATTACCGTGATGAAGAACATTATTTAGAAGCTTTGTCCTCATTACAAGAAAGATGTTCTGCAGTCAAATCAATGAAACAACTGAATGAAGGTTGTATAATTGTTTCACAATATTATACGCAGCAAGCAACTATTAATCCAATAAGTGATGTTCAAATATGTCTTTTATTTAATTTTCTTAAGAAGAGTCGCTTCATTCCTTTTAGTAATTTAGGTGCTGTTAAAAAGCGCGTTTGCATTATATGACTGTTCTACTACCTATTTATTTCATATATTTTATATAATTATTTATTGTTTATTATTTTTATGAGCGTTAACCACTATTTAACGCCCTCTCGTTTATTTGATTTAGAAAAATTAGTTATAGATTGCGGTATTGTATTTGATAATATGGAAGATAAATTATTGTCTATGTGTCGTACTGAGCAGGGTAGAGCCTTTTGCAAGAAGACTTTTCATCCACCTAGCGTTGTCACTAATTATAGCGGTAGACCTGATGGTTCTAGTAAAGGAGCTTATCTTATGGAAGTTAAAGGCGAAGGAAATTTCACACCTTATTTTAATTACGCAACTTCCACCACCACATCAGCCACTGCTAACGTATCTTCAATGTTATTTCTTGTCACTCCTTCACCTTACGTTGGCGCGTATTGCTTTATGCCTAATGGTACGACTGCATCAGGTTGGTCGCAGCCTATCACTATTGCCCAATCTGGTAATGTCCAAAACCAGACTCAGTTGACCAATGTTAGCAATCCGTCCGTTAACTGCAACGGCTATAATTTCAATAATTTAGTTGCTGATGCATCTTTATACCGACCCACATATAAGTCGGCAACATTTTATTTGAATTCCACCGCTATTAATGATCAGGGCACTGTCACCGTTGCTAAATTTAAGCCTTCTTATTTGAACACCACTGGTCTGCTTTTACTTAATCAGGTCAAACATGATCCTGCTGCGCTAGATAATTATTTCCAGGCCTTTGAAGGTGGGCGCCGTTTGTACGAACAAACTTCACGTTATCCACCAAATTGTGATATTGAGGTCGTCGATGCTGCCCGTGAGAAGAAATCATTGGCTTTATTGGAGTTTAAGAGAGGCAAGCTTTCTGAAGATGAGCTTATGGCTATTATTAGTAAAGTTGACGCCATTGATGTTAACGCTGGTTCTCAAGCCGATTTTTACATCCAATTTATAGAGATGCCCCAGGGTGGATTGAATCCCGTTACCCAATTTGCCACCACTGGTTGTTATTCCGTTAGCACTGGGCCTGGTTTTACTTCATTTCCTAACAACGCTGGAGATGTTTTTAATTATAGCCCCGCAGCTGTTTCCCATACTGCTAAAGAGGGTGCTTTCGTTGTTTTAGAGCCGATTGACCAAACATTACCATGGATTAATATCACCAAAGATTATGCTGTTGTTCAACAAAGCACACAGGCTTTTCTACCTACCGTTTCAGCTCTGAGAGTTACTGGTTTTAATAATCTTGCAACGGTTTCTAATTATTATCTCCCGTTGTTTTCTGCTAACCCTGGTATGCCCCCTACAGCCACTACAACCCCGATGCTCTCTTACAACAACGACGTTCCATTCGGGGGTTTAGATTGTGCTTGGGTTTTGTTTGAAGGTTTGACCGTTCCAGCCACTTCATCAATTACTGGAAATCCTTATGTCACTGTTAAAGTTTATGCCGGTTGTGAGATTGCTGCAGCCCCAAAGGGCAGTTTGGCCAATGGCATGAGGTGTCTACCTCCTCTTGAGAATTGCGCTATTGAGAATCTATCCATTTTGTTTAACACCAGACCTGACGCGCTACCTGCATCTGCTAATGATCTTGGCAGCATACTCGGGATTTTATCTTCCATCGGTAAACCCGTTATTCAGTCCGCCATTAAATGGCTTGGCAATGCGTTCTCAGGAGATGATAAACCTGCGCCAAAGAAGCAACAACCGCAGCAGACTAAGGTCAAGACGGTCTATATTAAACCGTCAATTCCTCGCTCTATTGTTCGTAACTTGGATGTTAACCCTCCCTTACCAGTTGTATCAGGTAGGAATCAGCTTCCTGTTAAGATGAAACCATTTAAGAACAACAAACCTAAAAACGGTATGAAGAAGAAAGCTCAGAGGAAATAATTTATTGTTATTTATTATTTACTAATTAGTTAGTCACGTGTTTTTCAAGGTTCGCCCTTTTTCACGTAAAAATAACAAAAATAGATTTTTATAATTCTAATAAATAAAAATTTAAGTTAAAAAACTTATCCAA